GATTGGTCCTATTAAGTATATCGCCGAGTTATTCTACTCTAAAGATGACCCATCATTTATAGATAAAGCAGTAAGAACTGTTATTGTAATAATCATCGTGGTGTTTGACCCTCTTGCCATTCTTCTTCTCATAGCAGCACAACAAACATTACGAAACACTAAATTGCCTGAACCTGAAATCAAAATCAGAAAGGCAAAGAAGAAGAAAACGCTTGACACGAGCAGTGGTCCTAGTTTAGAATCCTTCTTTGTAGATGAAGGAGAAGGCATGGAACATATACCTAAAAATAAGATAACCAAAATGGATGGAGGTACTTTTTAAAATGAGTTTACTTGATAAATTAAAAAAGAATACAACGATTAAAGATAGTGCGATTCTATCCAAATCAAAGTTCTTTACTGAAAAAGATATGGTACCAACTGATGTGCCAATGATTAATGTGGCATTGAGCGGTAAATTAGATGGTGGTATTATTCCTGGTCTTACTATGTGGGCAGGACCATCAAAACATTTTAAGACTGCTTTCAGTTTATTGATGGCAAAGGCCTATATGGACAAATACCCTGAAGCGGTATTATTGTTCTATGATTCAGAATTCGGAACACCTGTCAAATACTTTGAAACATTTCAGATTGATATGGACAGAGTTCTACACACACCTTTGACTGACATTGAGCAGTTGAAGTTCGATATAATGCAACAGCTTCAAGAAGTGAATCGTGGTGATAAACTCATCATTATATTAGATAGTATTGGTAATCTAGCATCTAAGAAAGAAGTAGAAGATGCACTTGAAGGTAAATCTGTTGCAGATATGAGCCGTGCTAAACAAGTTAAATCATTGTTTAGAATGGTAACACCTCACCTCAACTTAAAAGATATTCCAATGGTAGTTGTAAATCATACTTACAAAGAGATTGGTATGTTCCCAAAGGATATCGTTGGTGGTGGCACAGGTTCTTATTACTCAGCAGACAACATTTACATTCTTGGTCGTCAACAAGAGAAAGATGGCACAGAGATTGTAGGTTACAATTTTATTATTAATGTGGAGAAATCTCGTTATGTTAAAGAGAAATCTAAAATTCCTATTTCGGTCTCCTTCGATGGTGGTATTCAAAGGTATTCTGGCTTGGTCGACATTGCGATTGAGGGTAATTTTATTTCTAAACCATCACCAGGTTGGTATGCAAAAGTTGACCAGAAAACTGGAGAGATTGGTGACAAAGTTCGTTTTGATGCCACGCAAACAGATGAATTTTGGCAACCATTACTCAAAAACGAATCGTTTAAGGAATTCGTAAATGGAAAATATGGTATCGCATATGGAAACATTATGGGAGAAACTGCAATTCTGGAAGAAGAAACGGACGATGCTTAGAGAAGGTATTGACTACACCTTTTTAGATTTTGATAATTCTGAAATAACAGGAGTGGCACTATTGAATGAAGAATTCAATGGTGTCATTTACCATTATAATAAAGCAAGAGTTGTTGAAGAAGGTGAAATTGCAAGACTTCAATTCGGATATACTATTGTTCATCCAGGTAATTTTAACATAGATGACTTGAATAGTAACGAAAAATTTCGTATAATTATGGGTGACATACTCACCGAAATATTGACTAGAAAAACACAAGATGAACAGATTAGAACAGATTATTCTAAAGAACCTGATACACAATGAAGAATATACCAGAAAAGTTCTTCCTTTTATAAAGGGAGAATATTTCTCCGACCAAACCGAAAAACTTGTATTCAAAGAAGTTTATGATTTCGTAAACAAATACAAGAATCTTCCAACACACGAATCTCTCGTAATCAACATTACAGAGAAAACAAATCTTACTGAACCTCAAGTAAAAGAATCGATTGACCTTCTCAGAGATATCGAACAAACAAAAGATGATAAGGTTGAACTGCAATGGTTGACCGAACAGACAGAAAAGTTTTGTCAAGATAAAGCAATCTACAATGCCATTATGGAATCTGTATCGATTCTTGATGATAAGAATGGCAAAAAGGCCAAAGGTGAAATTCCACAATTACTTGCAGATGCACTTGGTGTATCTTTTGACAGTAATGTTGGCCACGATTACATGCAAGACTTTGAAGAACGATATGATTTCTATCATCGTGTAGAAACCCGTGTTCGTTTTGACCTTGATATCTTTAACAAGATTACAAAAGGTGGTTTGCCAATCAAAACTTTGAATATTGCACTTGCAGGTACAGGTGTTGGTAAATCCTTGTTTATGTGCCATGTGGCCGCAAGTTGTATCAGTCAAGGTCATAATGTGTTGTATATCACACTTGAAATGGCAGAGGAAAAGATTGCGGAACGAATCGATGCTAATTTGCTAAATATTGATTTGAATGAATTACAAACAATCAGTCGTGGTGATTATGAAAGAAAGTTTGATGTGTTGAAATCTAAAACACAAGGTAAACTCATCATCAAAGAATATCCGACTGCAAGTGCCTCTGTTTTACATTTCAGAGCATTATTAAATGAATTGCGTTTGAAAAAGAACTTTAAACCAACTATTATCTTCATTGACTATCTAAACATTTGTTCGTCAGCAAGAATTAAACCTGGTGGTAATGTGAACAGTTACACATACATTAAATCTATTGCAGAAGAACTTCGTGGTCTTGCCGTTGAGTTTGCACTACCTGTTGTTTCAGCAACTCAAACAACTCGTTCTGGTTTCAGTAATTCGGATCCAGGTCTTGAAGATACTTCAGAATCTTTTGGTTTGCCTGCAACTGCCGATTTTATGTTTGCACTTGTATCAAATGAAGAACTTGAAGGTCTAAATCAAATTCTCGTTAAACAATTGAAGAATCGTTATTCTGACCCCAACTATTACAAACGATTTGTTGTCGGTATTGATAGAACAAAAATGCGTTTGTATGATGCAGAACAAACTGCACAAGAAGGTCTTGCTGACGCAGGACAAGATGATGACACACCATCATTAAATACTTTTGGTGGCCGTGAAAGAAACTTAAATGCGAAGTTCGATGGCATCAAGGTATGAGTTTGACAAAAGACCAAGCGATACATTGTGCGAGTGTATTTTCAAATTATTTTGACCGATTTGAAAGAATCGATGATTACATTCGTGACCAAAAACTGAATAGTCTTTCAGAAAGGCCAACTGCCTTATTTGGCATGGGACCTGAAGAGGATTTGTTTTCAGATTTCTCAATTAACCCAAGTGACATGCAATTTGAACTTGTTGAATTGCCACAAGATACTTGGGACATTTATCTCAATATGATTTCATCACACTCAAATATGACCAGTATTCCTGGCCGTTGTTTAAGATTGGCAATCTTAGAAAAGAAAACAAAGAAGTGGGTTGGTTTCATTCGACTAGGTTCTCCTGTTATCAATATGAAACCTCGCAATGAAATGCTTGATGGTGTATTCACACAAACACCAGAATCTTCTAAAGCATTTAATCACACCTCGATTATGGGTTTTGTGATTGTGCCTGCTCAACCATTTGGTTTCAATTATCTAGGTGGTAAATTATTGGCAGCCATTTGTTGTTCACATGAAATCCGTGAAATGCTCAACAAGAAGTATGGTATGAATACTTGTTTGTTTGAAACCACCAGTCTTTATGGTAGTTCGAAATCTTCTTCACAATATGATGGCATGAAACCTCTGTTAAGATTTAAAGGACTTACCGATTCCAATTTTCTTCCAATGATGCATGGCAAACCATATGAAGATTTGAAAGATTATGTTGAGAATATTGTAGGTGAGTTTGTGCCTGCCGATGCATCTTCTCGCAAATTGAAAATTTCTAATGCGATTATTTCAATGACTAAAGTGGCACTCAAAGGAACACCTGAAGGTGAGAAGTTCGGTAAAACGATTGAAAATGCCTTATTGTTGACAGAAAAGAAACGGTATTATGCCTCAAATTATGGATTCAGTAACTTTACCGATGTGGTTATGGGAAGAACAGATAAGTTGATACCAGACAAAGAGAACTATGACAAACACTATCTGGAATCGATTATAGAGTG